TGCTCAGTGAACGTTTTGTCCTGGGCGGCCTGTAGCGCCTTGGTCTGCTCGTCGATGTACTTTTGACCGGCGGCCGAGGCCGTGCTCTTGGCGGCACTGTTCTGGTTTTGCGAGGCGGTATTTTTATCGGTTTCGGCGGTGAGCGCCGCCAGGGTTTGTTGCTGTTTCTGAAGCACAGCACTGAGATCAGTCACCGGCGACTGGCTCGACTCCAGTGCCTGGGCCATTTCTTCGGTGACGCCTGGCATCGTACGCAACTGGTCAGCAACGGCTTTCCAATCCACCGCGATACCGCTGGCCTGATCCTTCGATGTCTTGCGCACTAGGTCCAGCGCCGCCTGGGTATCAGCGGGAAGGTTGACCAGACCGGCCATCAATCCATCAGCACCGGCCGCGCCCATGTTGCGCAGGTCATTTTCAAACTTGTCAGCCATGGCGCCTGACATCTGACCCACTTTTGCCTGGGTCTCGGCGATGTTCTCTTGAAGGGCGCGAAGGGTCACCGCCTGCGTAGCACGGTTGAGCTTGTCAAAGCGCTCGGTCAGCTTGTCCAGCGGATCCGCCAGATCACCCAGTTTCTTTTCCAGCGTACTGGTGTTGTCACGCAGGGTCAGGAAAGCAATAGCCGCCCCTACAGCGAGCGCTGCAATGCCGGCAGGCCCACCGAAAATACCGAGCAAGTAGCCACTGGCCGTCTTGAGACCTGTCTGCGCCACCACCAACTGCGCGGTCGCGGCGCGCTCAGCCAGACGCGCCTCGGCCAGTTGGATCGACATCTGCGTTTGGACGCCGGTGCCGCGTGCCGCAATGGCTTCTTTTTCAGCCCGAACCACCGCCGACTGGGCCGCGACCTGGTTAGCAGTGGCTACCTGGACCGCGCTGGTCGCCTGGGCCAGGTTGGCCGCGCCGGCTTGATTCGACGCCAGGGCCGAGGCGCCTAGATTCTGAATGTAACCGACAAAGCTGGCCGCCACCTTGCCGCCCATCACAGCGGCCAAAATATTGAGGTGATCCGCCAGGAAGCCCACCCCAGTGCCCAGCGCTTCCATGGCGCCGTTGCTGGACATGCTCGTCAGTCGGTCGGTGACGCTCTGAATGCCTGGGAGCATCCCCAACACCAACTGCCGTGACGCACCCTCAAACGACCCCTCAAGCGCTTGTATCGAGCGATTGACCGCGACCAGTTGGTCAATCTCAAACGACTTGAGGATCTGGCCAGACCTCTCAGCCTGGTCACCGAACTCCTTGAAGCCGGCACCGTTGTTTTTCAGCAGCGGGATTAAACCGGTGGCCTCATCGGCCATCGCTTCCATGTAGGTGGTCATCTGCGTTTGGCTTAAACCTGCTTTCTCAAGCGAGGTGTAATACAACTGCAAGGCTTCTGGACCTGAAAGCTTGGCAAACATCTGCGCAGTGACGCCGACCTTCGGGGCAATCTCCTTGAAGAAGTCCGCCATTTCACCGCCGCCACGCTGGAGAAATTCCCCAACCCGGTCAGTGGTGTCCTTGAAAATGTCACCCAGCTTGTCCTGCTCGATGCCGACCGACTTGGCGCCCACGGCAAAGCGCTGGAACTCCGTGACCGAGGCTTTCGACAGCGAAGAAAGGTTCTTCACTTCCTGGGCGTAGTTGGTGGTTTTTACGGTAATTGCGACCAGTCCCGCCACGGCGGCAGCTGAAGCCAAGCCTATCCCCGTGAAAGCCGCACTGACGGCCCGCTGAAGGACACCTGCGTTAGAGCCGGTGCGGTCAAAACCGCTGTCGATCTTGCCAAGGCTTGCATCAATGCTGCCGGCCGACTGCGCTACCGCTGCATCACCGCGCGCAATTTCCTGACGAAGCTGCGCTGTTGTCGCTTCAATGCGAATCAACATGCCTTGTACGTCGGCATCAGCCATTTGCTTTTCTCCTGGCGAAAAAAAACCGACTCAAGGGCCGGTCTCCGGGCGTAAAAAAACCCGCGCTTGGCGGGCTTTTACCTGGCTTTAAGGTCAAGCCATGTGGGCGTTATTTGCTGCAGAACGCCTCAATGATGATTTGTGCGCTGCGGCCGCCTTCGTCGAGTCTCAGCAATGGCGTGTTATTGAGGAACGAAAACGAAAATCGCTGAAACCCAGAGTAGGCGCCATATGAGTTTTTGGCATTTACCTCGCCGCAAACGATGAATGACTCCGGGTCGGCAGGGGTCGGCCTTGCCGAAAAAATGTTCACACGCATCGACTCCCCATCCTTAACTGATCGGCCTACCGCCTCTTTTGCCTGGGTAACCATCTCAACTTCAGATGGCGCAGCGAAAACCACGTTAGAGCCTGCAATCACAAGGTATAGCAGGGTTGTTGCAATGGCTTTTCTCACACTCACTTCCTATGTGGATATCCAAGCTACTCAAGTCAGCTTACATGGCAATCTACCACTACCAAGGAAGCGTGATCAAAACAGATACCGGCTAATCCTTTTTCCTGCCCATCGCCGCAACCCTGAACCCCATTCTTGCCTCCATGGCCACCTGCTTTTTCGACAGTTTGTCCTCGCCACCCCCTCCGAACGGATTCGTGTCAATCAGGAACTGACGCTTTGAATCCCACGCCATGACGATCTCCACGACACAGGCATTCCATGCCTCGCTGGGCGGCCAGCCAAGCCAGCCGGTGGCGATGTTGAATAGCTCATCGACCACCGACAGGTTGGGATCCCGCTTTACTCGTTTCCCGACTCCACCTGAGCCTCAAGCTCGGCATCGGTTTTGCCGGCCGGGTTCAGAAATCCGCTGAGATAGGGAATAACCTGGCTGCCGACCTCGTTCAGGCCCGCTTCGAATACCGCCTCTTCGATAGGATCGAGCGCCCCTTTCTTGGTCAGGTTCACACCTGCGCCAACGGCAATAATGAAACAGACCGTCGACAGGTTCGCCGCACCGACTGACTGCATGGCTGGCAGGATTCCACCAAAACGACCCTCAATCGCCTTCATGGCTTTCAGGGTGGGTTTCAGGGTGAAGGTCTCTTCGCCGACGGTTACATCGACGGTGCCGTGGTTGGTCTTGGACATGGGTAATTCTCTTTATCAAAAATGGGGATGAAGGCGATGCCGCAAACATGCAGCATCGCCAGGCTGGACGACTGTTAGGGGCCTACCACCTCAAAGATTTCTGAGTTAACGCCCAGGCCAACGGTGCGGGTTAACACGCCCTCGACGCTGATCCCGCCTTTTTTGTTGCTCATGACCTTGGCCCCGAAGTAATCGGCGCTGCCGTCGACGTACAGCACCTTGATCGGATAGTCATAACGCGAGCGGTCCTGAAACGCCGCCACCATGGCCAGCTGTCCGGCATCACCCGCGTCAAAGCCCACGACGACGTCGAGACTGCCGGCATCTGCCAGGCCTTTCAGGTGGCGGGCACGACCGGAAGCCAGCCCCGAAAAGCTCACATCGCCAATCGTGTCGCCGTAATCACCGATGCTTTGCACCTCACCGACTTCGGTGTAAATAATCGCCTTCAGCAAGGTGATGGCGGCGGCAGAGGTCGCCGGAAGCGCGGCGGTCAAACGGGGTCCGATATGGATCCGTGTGCCGGCGCCAGTATTGATAGTCATGGGTAGTCCTCCTGAGGACAGGTGATAAGCCGCAACGCGGCAGTGGTTCAGTGGTTTAGTGTTCGGTGACGATCCGCAGCGTGACGCTGCCCTGGTAGGTCATGCCGTCTGGCTCCGGGGTCGCTTGCTTGCGTATGACGCGGATTGAGACGACGCGACCCGTGCTCAGCGGCATTGCCCGTTCATGCAGCGCGGTGTCTATCTCAGCCATCAGCCGCTTTACCTGCTCCTGGCCTTTGAAGTCGGACCAGACGGACAGATAAAACAGGCGAATGTCCCGGCGCCCGGCCAGCGGGTCAGCGTTGGTGGAAATTTCGGTACCAATCGTGACGTAGGGAAACGCCGAGTTCATCGGCACCGCGTCATAGAACGGACACGAAAGTTCAGCCTCCAGCCGATCGAACAGGGCGACTTGCAGCGCAAAAGATGGATCAGCCATTGCCCAACTCCTCGGCTGCTCGCTTCAGCGTGTTGCTGACCGCATGCCTGATGCTTGCAAGGACAAACTCCTTGTTCACGTCATATGCGGGTCGCAACCAGGGATGCGCTGGCCGCGCTGGAATGTCGGGATATTTGCCGAAAAAGCTCTGACCGTCTGCTTTGTTGGTGATCCGCTTGTTCCGTCCGCCACTGCGTTTTTTCCCTTCGGTATAGCCCTTGGTTCCGTATTCCAAAAAGCGCAGGTAATAAAAACGCTTGTTGAGCTTTCTCCCCCGCAAACCGATCTGAGCATCCAGACCGCTTTTCGATACAAAGGCCGTCAATGCTGCAGCCCCCTCCCCTGTATCTTTGGGGATAAGTTGTTTCATAGTGGCAAGAACTTTATCAGCCGCTTCCTGCATGACCGGTTTCAGTTCGTTATCCAGACGCGCATGGATGTTGCGCAACGTCTTTCGCAGCTTGAAGTCGCCCGTCATCCTGGATCTACGCCCAGCCATGGCTTACTGCTCGACTGCCGACGTTTTCTTCGGCTTTGAAGCTTTTACCGAAGCGGTTTCGACCTCTACCGCTTCAACCAGATTTTGCTCGACCAGCTCATTTGCAAGCGTCTGGCTCACGTCAAACTCATCACCAATAACGTGGGCCCACTCGGGACCAGAAATATTCGCAAGCGCACGTACTTTCATAGCGTTTTACCTTTGAAATTTAAAACTGTTGAACACAGCAGCCGCAACATCGACTGATTGTTGTTGGGCAACGCAGCTTGGACTTGGTAAGTTTTGATGCCTCGGACCAGACGCATCCCTGCGACGATGTTGGAGCGATATCGGGTGTGAATTTCAGCGTCTACCACGGCCTGTAGCTGATCAGCGACGGCAAGGGTGCGTCCATTAGGGATTGAGACCTCTCCCCAGATACCACCGATGTCCATCCAGGTTTCGATCCGACTGCCGCCCGGCGCTTTTTCACTTTGCGACTCAAGGATCCTGAAACGATGTCGCGCTGGGCCAGCTCGCATATCAGAACCTCGGCGGGACTGTGATTTCGGCCAGTAGCGAATCGAGCATCGAACCCGGCAGTTCAGCCAGGATCGTGCCGCTGATTAGCGTTTCGCGGAACTCATGCGCCGTTGCGGCCTGCATGAGCAACCAGGAGCGCACAGCCGGGTTCCGATCCAAATCCAGACCCGCCTTGTAACGAATCATCAAGTCACCGTCCGGACGCCCATCAGGGAAGTACAGAAAGCTTTCGCGGCCTCGATTACGCAGGTTGTGCGCAACCGTCAGCGGCTCGACATCGCCACTCGATAGAATCTGGCTAATGGAGATAATCTCGGTGGCCTGCCCCATGTCGAGCGCATGACCCGAGCGGTAATGCTCAGGCCACTCCTCTTCATATTCAGCCTGGCGAATTGCGGCGCCGGTTCGACTTTCTGCCTGGCCAGTGACGCCGGGAATGATCACACCTTCGATCAACTCCGGCTGCACGTCCTCGGGGTCAAGGCGGCACTGATACGCCACCTGATCCAACGTCAGCACCGGTTCACCGATGTAAGCGATGCGCCGGGCCATGGTTACGGCTTCCCGTCGTCGTCTTCCACGTCATCGACACTGCCAGAGTCGTCATCCACGGGCGGTATCCCTTCCTGCTTTGGCGTCACAGGGGCAGCCTTTTTCACGGCAGCAGCCTTGCCGTCAGCCAACACGGTTTTCTTATCGGTCATGACTGCGACGTTGGCAGCGGTCAATGCCTCGGCCTGATCTTGAGGAAAACCCGCCACCTCACCCGCCGAATAGCCGCGCCACGCCTTCAGAAACTTCACAATGATATTGCTCATGCCAAACCCTCGGTAGAAACAGAAGAAAGCCCCGCCGTCCATGGCAGGAGCAGGCGTTACATACCGGCGCCCCACGTAATGCCGGTACCCACAGCCACGGACTCGGGGTGACGCGGGCCGAAGTCGTGCTTGCTGATCACGCGGATCAGGGTTTGGTCTCGCTGGAAGGCGCTGACGGTGTCGCCGTTTGCGTCTTTGTAGGAAGCTTCGGTACTGATGGCGACAGCCAAATTGGTGTCTTCACCGATATAGCAGTCAGAGAAATTGACGAAGTAGATTTCCGACTCGTTGCCGTTCGCGCCGAGGTTGACCGGAACCTGGGTGGTCAGTGCAAAGCGGTAGCCCTTGAGCAGCCCGCCGTCGATTTCGGGGTATGCCTTGTTGCCATTGCCATCACGTAGCGATTGCAGCCAGCGGATGGTGCGTGGCGCCATGATCCAGCCACACGCAGCCAGATCCACGTTGGCCGCCTCGAGGCGCAGCATCATGCCGCCCAGGTACAAATCAACGATCGCCAGCGTGGCGCCAGCCGGGGCCGCCAGTACGTTGGACGCCGGAGCCCAGTAGCGCAGCCCTTTCGGCAGCACTGCGCTGCCTGCGCTGCGGATGAAGTGCAGGTCTTCCGAAAGCGCCATACTGACGGCGAGATCGCCGCTGACTTGCGCGTCGATACGCGGGTTCACCCCCGAATACGCCAGCAGATCATTAGAGATCGGCACCAGCGCTGCGGCTTTCTTGGAAGACAGTTTCAGGTCGCCGAACTGCATGCTGGTAACCTGCACGTCCTCCTCGGTACCGATGTAAGTGACCTGGGTGTTGCCCAACACACGCGGCATGGTCAGGTTGCCATTGTTCAGCGGCAGGCTGATGGCGCCCATGTTGCGCACCACCGACTTGGGCCGCAGCGACTCGATCACACTGGTGCTGAAATTTTCCGGCACCAGTACGCCGCCAGAAGCAGGCGTCACCGTTGAGAGCGCCATGTGCACGTCGGCACCGTAGCCACCAGTCTTGGCCATCTCGGCCGCCTGATGTTGGTTACCCCCGGCCTGCACCAGCAGCCGCACCATCTGCGCCATGGCAACGCCAGGCTTAGTGACTTCGTTGAACGGACCAGAGATATGGCCAGCGGGCGGGCCGTTGATGCCCTGGGCGCTTTCGTTGAGCGGTACCGCAGAGGCGGCAGCTAGACGCTCCGCAACTTCGGCGCGGCTGATCTTGTCGGTGATGGCGTTGATCTGCGCTTCCAGATCGACGAACTGAGCCAACTGCTCGGCCGAGAGACTGGCGCTACCCGCCTCCACTTTTGCCAACGCCTGAATAGCAACGTTGAGCGCGGCGCGTTCGCTTCGCATTTGAATTACAAGGGACATGGTGCCTCCAGGGCATAAAAAAACCCGCCGAAGCGGGTGGTGGTAACTGCCGCGAACGCGGTCAGAGACGTGCTTGAATATTCAGGGCCGAAGCCCGTAGGCCGATCCGGCCGGTCTGGCATTGCATCCGGTTTTGTGCAACGGCGCGAGAGATTTCATCGACTGCGTCCTGCGGACTTTGCAGGCGATCGGCCAGACCCGCCGCGATACCAGCCTGACCGCGATACAAACCGGCCTCAGTGGCCCGTACGGCTTCGATGCTCATGCCGCGATACTCAGCCACGGCACTCAAGAACAGCTGGTAGCTTTCCTGCACCAGGTCCTGCAGAAACTTCAGAGACTGATCCGTCAGCGGTTCGTGGGGACTGAGGTCATTTTTGTGAGCACCGGCATACACGGTGGTCACCTTCACGCCCATGCTCTCTTCCTGCTTGGAGCGGTCCATGTGACTGGCAATTACGCCAATGGACCCGACTCCGCTGGTCTGACTCACCACCAGTTCGCTGCAGGCGCTGCCTATCAGGTAGCCGCCGCTGTAGGCCATAAAGTTGACGATGCCCGTGATCGGCTTGATCAATGAAAGCGCGCGAATGTCAGCGGCCAACTCAAAGGCCCCCACCGCTGCACCGCCTGGGCTATCGATGTCGAGCACGACTCGCTCAACCATCGGGTCAGCAACGGCCTGTCGCAACTGCTGACGCAATCCCTCGTAGCTGGTCATGGTCTCGCAGGCGTTCAGGTGGCTGCCACGACTGACCAGGACGCCGTGCACCGGCACGACCTCGATGCCCGTTGAGGCGATGGTGCTGCGCCGCTGCTCTGCCTGCTGCTGTTGCTCCCCGGCATCATCGTCGCCCGTGAACATCTTGGCCGAGCCATTGCCACCAAGGTTGATGATGTTGAGGTTCATGGCCTGGTTGGCCCAACGAACGCCGAGGTCCAGCATGTCAGGCGCCACCAGCAAAGGCTGGTTGAACAGCAAGCTGGATGCCCGTAAGTAATTTCTCATTGCGCAAGCATCCTTCCGATCTCGTGCTGTTGCAGCTCCAGCTGCGCCCGCACCTTGGGGTCTGTCAAATTGGGCGCTTCCTTGCCCGCGCCCACCATGTTCAGCGGCTGTAAATAAACGTCGCCGCCCATAACGGGAGGCATGTTTTCCAGCCGGCGAATGTCATTGACCGAAAGCCAACCCCACTGCCGGCCAATGGCATATGCCTCGTAGCGACTTTTTTGGTCGCCCCGCATCAGTCCAGCCAGGTTGAATTCGATGAAGTAATCACGCCGATCCTGCGGCAGCAGGAAGTCGCGCATCATTGATTGCTCATGGCGCTTGATCCACGGCAACAAGCCAAACACCACGAATTGAATCAACAACTGCTCGATGGTGTTGTAGTTGGCTTTGTCCAGGTCGTTGACCATGGGCAACGGGATCTTGTAGATCCGTGCGCAGTCGACGCCTGAGAGCTTGAGGATGCCGATGATTTCGGCATCCACGTTGGTCATCGATACCGGCTTGAAGGTCATGCCCTCCTGAAGCATGGCAACCTTTTTGGCGTTATCCATGCCGCCGAACTTGCTGCCCCACTGGTCAAGGACGCGATCAATCGAACCTTGATCCTTGATCGCCGGGGCTTCGCGTGGCCGCTCGATCACGCCGGAAACCGAAACGCCATTGGCAAACGATTTGCCAGTGTACTGACGCACAGCCTGGGCCAGGCCCACCGCATCGGCGTGCAGCATGATTGGCGACATGCCTTCGTAATGGTTATGCGAGTGCCACCGAACATGGTGGATCTGCCGCATGGCAAATCGGTCGGTGTGAGCTCCCACCTGGTAATACGGCAACAAGTCCGGGCCTTTGCAAACAATGACCTTGTCATTGTGCAGCGGCCAAAGAGCGGTGATGTTGCCGTCATCCCGTCGCTCCATGAAGCTGTAACAGTTGCCGCGCAGCCCCAGCGCCAACTGCCCCCCTTCACGATGTTCATACGGTGTTTGAAAACCGTTCGGCTGGTACCGAAGAACGTCGTACAGCGGATGGTTGATCGCGGCATCACGCTGACCATTAGCCGTGCGGTAGTACAACTCCAGCGGCAGCTGAGCAACGCTTTCGGCCAGCAGCGTGACGCAGTTCTGCACGATCGGCACCGCCATCGCTGATTCCGGCGTGACCTGTACTCCAGCGCTACTTTTGCCCGAACCGATGAGGCCACGCCAGAAACTGGTACTCCCGTCGCCGACACTGCCAATCGACTCGCTACGCTGTTTACTGAAGAACATGGTCAACCTCCCCCGGAATTACGCGGAGCACCCGAGGAGGCTGCCGACGCTTTGTCAGCGAGGTAAGACCAGCTCATCAGCAACGCCCCCGCGACAATGAATGCAGCCGGCACGCTGAGCTGTGCGACACCGAAAACCAGCGAGCCGAAACCCAATAGGCCCGTGACCCATGCCAGCAGTTCAAGAAAATTCATATGCCTGCCCCTTCGTCATAAATGGATTTACCGCTGCCTTCGATGGCCGTGCCGCTGAGCCCGGTAGCCATCAGTGCTGCGACAATGCCGTCGATACGGCCTGTCGCTTTGGCCTTGTCTGCCTTACGGTTACCGGCGGGGTCGCTCACGATCACCACATTACCGGCACACCAGGTCATCACCGGGTTATCGTCGTGGCGCAACGTCTCGACTTCGAATATTTCGCTGATCACCTCATAGTCATCGGGCGACAGATCGATAACCTCATCGTCATCAGCCTTGGGCGGAAGCCCCAGCAAACGCCTTTCGAACTCATCGACCGCAGGCCCCATGTCCTTGTAGCCCTGGCCGAAGGGCGCCATTTCGGGCAGCTCGATATCGTGCTCGCTCATCAGCTGCACCAAGTCCTCAATCCGCCAGCGGTCATACGCAATCTTGCGAACATCGAAATACGCGCAGATGGTTTGCAGTCGCCGTAGCACATGCAGCTTGCTGATCGCGCGTCCGGGTGTGGTTTCCAGTTCCTTTTGCTTGACCCACAATGCATACGGCACCTTGTCGCGTTTTTCGCGCTCGGCCAGGTCATGGTCCGGAATCCAGAAATACGAAAGCAGCCGCCAGTGCGGATCGGCAACAGTCGGATAAAACAGCAACACGAAAGCTGTGAGGTCCGTCGTACTGGCCAAGTCCAGGCCCGCGACGCAAGGGCGATCACGCAGAAGCCGCATCGGTACGCGCTCGGCGGCCTGACTCCAGACGTCCCAAGAAATCCATGGCGACTCGGCCTGGGTCCATTCGCAGAAGTTGAGACGCCGGACCACCGACTCCTGAGCGGGCAAGCCCCGTGCCGACTGAACTTGCTCGCGCAGATACTTGCGGCCCGGAATGCCATCGCTCTGCCCTTCGGCAATGAAGTCGAGCGATGGGTTGACCTTCGGCCAGCAGCTCTCATCCTTGAACGGATCGTCCCCCTCATCCAGCGAGCAGATGAAAGCGAAGAAGCTGTCGTCATCTTCCTGGCCAGCACAGATGCGAACCCCGAGGTCGTGGTACTGACCGCAAACTGTCTTCTTGTCCGACCCGCTATTGGTGATCATCACCACCAGGGCTTTACGACGGCCCTTGGTACCGGCGCGCATCATGTTCACGACCGTTGCAGTCTTGTGCTCGTGGACCTCATCGAGCAGCCCGATATGCGGACGTGGGCCAGACTGCCCTTCATCCGAGCTGATGGGCCGGAAGAACGAACTGGTGTTCGGGTAGTACAGGTTCCAGACCTTTTCGTCTCGGCCCGACTGCACCACGCGGCTCGCCATGAACGGCGACATGGATACCATCGACACGGCATCACGGAACAGGATCATGGCCTGATCGCGTTTCGTCGCGGCAGCGTAGATTTCGGCGCGCTGCTCACCATCGGCTACCAAGCCGTACAGGCCGATACCGGCCACCAGGGGACTCTTCCCGGAGCCCTTGCCCGTCTCGATGTAGGCCAACCGGAAACGCCGGTAGCCATCCTCGGTCATCCACCCAAACAGACTGCCAACAACAAACGCCTGCCAAGGCGCGAGGAAGAACGGCGCCCCCTCATAGTCGCCCCCATTGAGGCAAAGCACGTCTTCGAAGAAACCAATGGCGCGGTTCACCAACTCCAGATCAAAGATCAAACCACGGGACGGACCATGTTCAAGATCGCGCAGATGGCGGCTGCAGGCATTGCGAATGTCGGGACCGGCGACTATCTCGCCGTTGAGCACCGCATGCGCGAACGCGGTGACGCGGTCATCAGCTAAAGTATCGGCTTGCTGCGTCTCGTTGGTCATTGGGGAATAGCTCGCCTTGCGGCTGGATGGCCGCCTTCAGGTTGCGGCGCGCCATGGGGGAGAATCCAAACGACGCTCCAGCGGCGTTAGCGCGCTTCTCGGCATCGTTTGCCAGCTGCCGGAGTACATGCAGTTGCTGTGCACCGGTCTTGAAGGTCTGAATGTCACCCCCCAATTCGTCAGCAGAGGCAGCGTTGCGTGTGGCAATCAAGCGCTGATACTTCAGCCAATCGGCGTACGCCTGGCAGTAGGTCGCGAGCGCCATCTGATCCAGCGTAGAAATCAGACCCAGCGTTATCAGATCCGGAACCAACCGCTCCCACTCCGCCACGGCATCGCCGGTCAGCACCGAAGGCATGGGCGGTGCGCACACTGGTACCGCAGGTTGCTTCACTTCGTTGATCAGCTGATCAAGGTTTTTTCTGCTACGATTCCCCTGCAGCACATGGAGCACCGCAGGCTTGGCCGGGCGTCCAGAACTTCCATTTCCAGCCATAATTCACCTCCAAAAGTTGATACCCCCCCCTCCCCATTTTTCCCGACTTTGCACACGGAGGGCGAGAGGCGGTCTAGCTACGGATAGTCTGAAACATTTTCACCCCCCCTCCCCATAGGCTCTGCCTATGCACCAAAACCGTGCGGAATCGCCGATTCCTGGCCTCAGCGCCGATTCCAGTGGTGATTCGGATCTAGGGGCAATCCAGCCGGTGTGCAGCCGACCATTCGTCCACTTTTCTCAAGCCTTTGCTTGGTCGAGTCATGGCAGAACTTGCAGAGCGGCTGCCAATTGTCCAGGCTCCAGAACAATTTCCACGCAGTCTTGATACGTAACGGATCGCCGCTGACCTTGGCATCTTTGAGCCGGGGCGGCTCTTTGTGGTCGACGATGATTGAGGCTACTGGCCGCAGATCAGTCGAGCACATGCAGCAGAACGGATGGTCTCGCAGGAATGCATCCCGCGATTTCTGCCAACGGTAACCGTAACCACGCTCGGCGCTACTGCCCCGGTCGTCACTGGCCACTGTTACCAGCACCCGGTGGAACTTCGCACACACTGAGTCGCTTGGCGGCCCAACGTTCGTACAACCCTATCGCTACATCTGCGCCGGCCATCGCAGTCAGGCAACCGAAGCCGCCAGCAGTCCATATCGATACACCCGCCGCGTATAACAGCATCATCGTCGATAGGCCGCAGACAACGCAGGCACCGGATCGCAACGCCAGGCGCCGCACCAGAGACCACCCTCGCGCACCATCCTTGTCTGCTCGCCACATCTCACCAGATACACCACCGACCAGGGCCAGGACGATCACTAACCAAATCGGCATATCGAACAGCGCTTGTTGCTCAGTAGTCATGGTGTGCCTCAAGAACAAAGATAAACCGGGAGAATAAAAAATCCCGCCGAAGCGGGATTGGTGACCGGCCTGGGGAAGCCGGGTGTTGCGTGCACAGCACGTGCTCAGTTGGCGACTCAGACGCAAATCGCAGATCGTGCCTACGTTGTACCTGCGTTCGGAAAGACCGAAAAGCGGTGTTTAACGGTTGGACATAATGCGACAGCAATACAACATCAATACGACCACAATACGACAAAGCACCCCGACGAACGGTTACACACGCGCTCGCCTGCCGCTGTGGTTCGTTACCTTGCAATGGTCACCCTCTTGCCGCTGCCCCGCACGACCGCGCGTGGTGCCGCTGCGAATCACCAGGATCAGCATCACTTGCTGATGCAGTCGCTGCACCCAATTGCGGTACGTACGATCTGCCCCCTCGGCGATCCCCACCACTCGCATCTGCTCGCGCACCGACGCCAGGTGGCAATACCGGTGGACGGCCAGAACAGCCAGCTCGCTATAACCCTTGCGTTCAAGCTCAGCGACGGTTGCATCGATCTCGGTGGCGATCACGTCCATCCCAATACCCGCACCATCCAGAATCCGCGACCCCGGCGTACCACGAGGAGGTGCACCGCCCCATTCAATGATCGAGCCCATTTGACTACCGAGTCCGCCACCCAGGCCGAACTCCCTCGACTGCACACCCCAGTGAACCATCAACTCTTCTATTTCCCTGATCACTGCCCATTCCCCCGACAAAACCAACCCAACACAGAAAACCCCATACCCAACACAAACCCAACACAGCTAACAGCCTTTAAATTCAATGACTTATAACTATGTGTGTTGAGTGTGTTGGGTTGGTTGGGTTTATTGGTCCTCGCATAAGAAAAAAATGTTTCTGCCGTGAGTTGAGTAAATAACGTCACGCACGCGCGCACGCGACAATAAACCCAACACACCCAACACAGGGGTCTAGGAGCCACGGAAATAGGGAGTTCTTGCTGTGTCGAGTAGGCAGAATCAACCCAACACATACCCAGCACACCTAACACAGATGGATAGGTTGTCATGCTGCTGCCGCCTTCATGTGGTCCCAGCCATCCACATTCCAGCCTGCGAGGCGCGCCTTGCCCCGCCAATTTATGACCGCCGAGCCCAAGTCCGGCGCTTTCAACGATGGGGGCAGGGAAGCATCAGGGTCATTAGGAAAGAAAAAAGCCCCGAAGCGTCGATCATTGCGCTCCGTCCAAGGGATAGATCTGGTCTTTTCAACCTCAGAACTGATGAACAGAGAGAACTTCGTGTGGCTCATCACATGCTCTTTGTTTCTCTGACACCACTCAAGGAACAGGGCGTAAAGATCAGTCGAAAGGCAAGCCCCCCAAAGACCGCGACCCAGCTCACCGTATTGCCAGAGATGCAGGAAAGTCTGCCACCCTGCCCGACTGAGCGCAACCAGCCGCTCACGTGATGCCGTACTTGGCGGACGGGTTCGCTCGTTGAAATCATCCAGACCGACACGCAGCAGCCAGCCATAAAGAGCCGCGACACCACCATTATCGAGCTCATGACCAATTGCTTTCTGTCTCGCTATCGGCAACGTCTCCATGGGCCACATGACCAACATCCGCCGATCGCTATCGCTGATGGGCCACGGCAAAATCTCGTTACTGAGGAACACCGCGTTCATATGGTTGGATTCTTCCCAGCCGTTGATGAACTTCGATTCCATCCGCACCGTCTTGCCGGTGACCAGGTGCTTGATCTTGCCCACCTGGTTGTAACGCTGGTCACGGCTAACCACTTCCTCGAAGACGGCCCACAACTTGCGGCTTTGCCAGGCGTTGAAGTTACTTTCCAGCTGCGTCTGGCCAACCGTAGCGGCGTACTGACCGTAGAGCGCACCGAACGTATCAGCGAACAGCAAGCTTTTGCCCGACCCCTCCATCGTTGAGTGCATAAGGACAGCGGTGTCCATCTTGGCACCCAGGTGCTGCAATGGGTAAGCGAGCCAGCGAGTCAGCCAGAGCGACGCAGGTTCGTCGTGGTTACAGAGAAACGAAATCAACCAGCGCAGGTTAGCGCATGCCTCGTCATCATTGACCGGTTCCATAGGCAAGCCATCGAATGTATTGATGTAGACGCTGGGATCCTTGGTCATCGTCGGGTCAAAGACAATGTGCTCAACATCAACGACTCGTCGCTCGCTGCTGTTTAACCAAAGCGGGTACGTGTCACCCAAGGCCATCTTTACGGCACCTTCGGCGATCCGTCGCTTTTTCTCCCGATCCCAAACATCCTTGGTACCGTCGATGTACACATAACGCTCAGTTGGTGGCATGCCGAACGCCCCACCCTTCTTACCCGCCATGCGTCTGGCCTGCTCGATCTCCCGAACTTTGTCGTCGGCAATCAATTTCTTATCGGTATTGTCCACCCACAACTTAGCCAAGGGCTTGCCGATGAGCGCTTCGAACGCTGACTTTTTCATCACCCGCGATTTGTCGATATCCCAAACGTGAGTAGTGCCCTCTACCAGCGCAAACCGTCGTAACACCTGCTCGCTGGTCAGTTCCTCCCCCGCGCCCCCGTGAGACGCAGGAGCCGCCGCGCTGACGGGGTCCTGCTCGCCGGACTCAACAGTTGGGGGTGGGGGAAGATCGCTTGCGCTAGGCCTAGTCGACTGCATGCCCAGCATTCGCGCCGCTTCCTTGACCGCCCGCGACTGATCACCACCATGCTCCAACAAACAGAAAACCTCGAACGCATCATTCTGGTGGCCGTTAGCGAGCGGATCCGCACCGTGGTGCGAATACACCTTATCGTCAGTGATGGTAATGCCCGGCAGCCCGGTGCTGCTCTGCGAATAAAGCCATTTGCTGCCGCGCTTGATGTAACCGTGCGCTCGCAACAGCTCCTCCACATCATGGCCGCGGTTGAATTCATCAATGACCGAAGGACGGTTACCAGAAGCTGGTACAGGACTCGGTTTAGCTTTCGCCACTGGCTTCGTGGCTTTTGGCGCCCATGGGCATGCGGCTTCTGCATCCCGCTTAAAGATGTCCCAATTCTGCCAAATGGACAGCAGGTCAGTGGTTAGCGTGGGAAGCCCAGCAGGGTCGGGCGCCGTGCGCCAGGTGTATGGCTTGCCGGTACCCGGGTGAATTGATGGGGGCAAAACGTCCTGCACCAACCCAGCCCGCAATTCAAAAACAGTAAAGCGCTTGTAGTTCTCTGCCTCACCGCTCTCTATCGCCGCTTGTGCTAAATCCCCCGCATCCTTGGCCGCTTTCACCCGCGCCATGATGCTCTTGAGTATCGACCCGTCAGGATCCTTCTCGTTCGGCCAAGCCAGCGAGTGGCGAGTCAGATCGATGCCATCGGGCAGTTGGAACAGGATACGAAACCGCAGAGGATTGCCCACCACGGTCGGATAGGCCAACGCCATTGCATCCAGGTCTAACCCGAGCAGCTCATAAAGAACGTGGCGGGTCCACTGGACATCATCAACGTCCAGCGAACAGACACGACTCGGACCAAGCACAACGCCAAGGTTGTGCGATGGGTTCTTTTTCCAAAAATCTACGGCCTGGGTAACATCGGTGATGTATCCACCTGGTTTATTCCAGCCCATACCCTTGGGTGCCTTTTCACCGGGCTCAATCGGCACCAGTGCAAGGTTAAAGGTTTCGATGTAGCGGCGCGCCCATGTCGAAATTACTGCAGGACGCTCACTCATCTGCGCCACTCCCGATTGCCCTGGCAACTAACGCAGGTCTCGCAACCATCAATCGCTTGCTGACGTAGCAAAGGGATCGCGTCGCCGCAGTCTTCACAGAACTGTGCACTGGCTCGAACTGTGCGCTCCGGCGTGGCGCGATTGAGAGCAAGCTGCAGCATATGCTCGGCATGATCGTTTGCCAGATCGATGACATCAGCCATTGTCATGACCCCCCATCGCTTGGCGTGCACCTGCCATGATGCCAAGCACCGCACGAATAACGTCTACGCCGTGCTTATCAAGCAGCGCAACCTCGTGCAACTCCCAGATCTCGTCCGCTGCGCCGCTGTGCATGCTGGACACAAACTCACCCGTTTCCGCGAGTAACTCGCCGACGGCCTTCAGTGCATCTTTAGTTGCTGCTACTGGCTCAGGCTTGTACCAAACGGCGCCCGCCGGACGCATCAAGGCGTCAAGCAGCAGCGGGCTTTCGGTCAACCGAATCACTTCTTCAAGCTCATCGGGAGTCAACCAACGACGCTCCTCATCAAGCTTGAGTTTCTTCTGGACGGTGTCGTTATCAAGCACCATGTCATAGGCAAGGGCAGTGATACCGCCCTTGTAGTCACGCCCTGCGCGATACAGCGCCTGACGCAGTGAAAGGACCTGACCAGCGTCAGGCAATAGATCCGTACGACTCATAACCGTAAATACCCCTGTTACGGTGTGGCAATAAAGCAAGGCATTCCCTACTCTATGACCATGACCGATGCATGTGCTGTGTCGTCATAAGCCGGACTGGGGGAATCTTGTGGTGAGAGGCCCCAGTTCCGGCACCTTTTTAAGCTGCCGACTTTCGCTCGGCTGCGTCTTTCTCTTGGTAGAACATGCGCTCAATTGCTTTGCCGGTTTCGTATCGAATATCTGCACCCTTAGTGGCGCGATAAATGGTGGGCTGCGTGGTTCCCACCTGATCGGCAATTGCCCGCTGCGAGAAGCCGCGCTTGAGGAGGTCCGCCAACATTTGCTGAATAGTCATTGCATTCACCGATGCGCCTTCGCATTGACAGGATAATACGCAAGCGTATTGATGAAGGCAATACAATCCTGATACGTTTATGAATCATGGGCCGCAAAATGATCGGAGAACGTATTGCCAAACGCATGGAAGAGCTAAAACTCTCAGAAGGCGAGCTAGGTCGACGCTCAGGTGTATCTCAACCGACAATCCACCGAATCGTAACTGGCGAATCGCTCAGCCCCAGGCACGCAAACGTCGAAAGAATTGCAAAAGCCCTGCAGGTGAACAGTAATTGGCTCTGGAATGGCGGCAGTAATTCGGAGCCAATATCACCGCAAACGGGACGGCTTTTTAAGGAAGAATCAAATATCGGCCCAGGGCCAACTATTAAAGGAGGCGTTCCTCTGATCTCGTGGGTTCAAGCAGGATCATGGTGCGAGATTAGCGACGTCTACAATATTGATGATGTTGATATATGGCTTCCTTGCGCAGTTTCCCACAGTAAAGAGACATACGCTCTAAGGGTGCGCGGGCTATCAATGTTCAATCCGCACGAGCGCCGCTCATTTCGCGAAGGAGACATCATCTATGTTGACCCCGAGCGCGATGCTGAAAACGGCTCCCTAGTCATCGCCAAGCTGATGGATAGCGATGAAGCAACATTCAAGCAGCTCGTCATGGAAGGAACCCGTAAATTTCTAAGGCCACTAAATCCCTCGTGGCCCGAGCCGATCATTGAAATACCACCGGATGGGATCATCTGTGGAGTCGTGATTTCGAAGCTAGAAATTTTCTAATACAGACCAACTCACCAACCCGCTAATGCGGGTTTTTTATTGCATATCAAAAAAACGATACGCATACGTATTGACTAATCCAATACGTATTTGTATTGTCTGTTCCGTAAACCTCTCACCACAGAGTACGAGCCATGCAAACGACACAGCACAACTCTCGCTGCCCGGTGTACCTACATCCGGCAGCAGCTTCCAACCTCAGCTCCATTGAGGCCGTCCAGCGCCGCACCGGCTTGCTAGTCATCATCACGCCCAAGGGCCGCGCCGCTCTGGCCGTACCGCCCGCACCAGCTCCAATGGCTGCCGATCACGTCAGTCCATGGGGTGGTGACGCAGCATGAGCCAACTACTCATTGGCCTCACCGGCCTAGCCCGTTCAGGCAAAACAACCGTCGCCCAACACCTAGCCACCGAGCATGGTTTCGAGTGCTATGCATTCGCCGACCCGCTACGCGAGGGAATAATGGCGATCTTCAACCTCAGCCCGGAAGATCTCGAAGGCGACGCCAAAGAGCAACCGATTGCATGGCTGGGGCGCTCACCACGTCAACTGATGCAGCTGCTGGGCACTGAGTGGGGACGCCACATGATCAGCGCCAACCTTTGGATCGACCTGGCCGAACAGAATCTCGATTGCCTGAGCGCCGTTTTCGACAGCGCACCAGGGTTCGTCATCAGCGATGTCCGCTTCGAGAACGAAGCTGACTTCATTCGCAAACGTGGTGGAAAAATTATCCACGTGATCCGCCCTGACGCCGCAGAAGTGAGTCCTCACATCAGTGAAGCTGGTGTTTCTATCGGCGATGACGATCTGGTATTGCGCAACGATGGCGGCATGGCGGAACTGATCGGGCAAATTGATGAGCTCTACCAAGCTCTACGCGCACGCACCTTGCGCGCAGTGGCCTGAGGGATTCGCTATGAACAGAACCCTGGACGCCGCCGCTGCAGTGCTTGGCATGAAGCCAAGGGCATTCCGCACTAAGTTGCGCGAACTTGGCATTTTGACCCAGTCCGGCGAGCTTGCCTCGAAGCACCGCGACCAGGGCCACCTCTATTCCGATCCTCGATCTCGCTGGAACCCAAGCATCAAAACCTTCAGCCACTACGCAGTGGTAATGGTTCGGGAGGACGGCATCGCCTGGCTTGCAAAGAAACTCGACATTGCCGTCAAAAATCCAAATAAGGACGCCGCAGCATGAGCCAGAACGCCATTACCCAAGCTGTTGGCGCCCTGAAACTAGTGCCAGTTTTCATCAATAGCCCAGGGATCATCAGCCGCGCAACCATCATCGGTGCAGCGCATGAAGCCGTAACCCTGCTCGAAGGCTTACCACCCGTTACCGCAGAACTGGTCGAAGTCTTCCGCATGGTTGATGCCGTGCTGCTCGACGGCCAAGTCGCTTACGTCACGCCAACCCGAAGCCCCGAACGCCCCTACGGAGCCGTCGTGGCTGATCAGCTCGGACGCCTCTGCGCAACCGCTACCGGTAAGACGAAAGAAGGTCTGGCCGAATTGATCCGCCTTCAGTTGGTGCCCCGAAAGGAGGGGTTCGGGGAGGTTTCAGCGTGAGTGGCACCTTGGATCAATTACGCGGAGAGTTCGCCACACCGTGCCCAACACTCAGCGCTGTTCGCGAGCGGTACTTCTCGCACATTGCAAGCGACCGGTACCTGCTGCGCAAAGTCAGCGCAGGCAGTATCAACTTGAAGATCACGCGCCTAGGCGGATCCAGCAAGGGGCAAGCCGTCGTGTATCTGCACGACCTCGCCGAATACCTGGACACACAAGCACGTTCAAAAGCGGCGTGATACAGGCGGCCCCGGCCCGCAGGGGCAACCAACCAAAAAGGCACAGCACATGAGCAAAGCACGACCATTTATCGACACCCTGCGCGACATTGAAGCCGGTGGCCTGCTCGATGAACTCTCCGAATCGCAACACCGCCTGATTGACGCTATTCGGTTGGCTGGCAAGGGCGGCGACATCGTAATCAAGCTCTCGTACAAGCCGGACGGGCGCGGCCAGATGAACGTAAAGGCTGACGTCAAAGTGAAAGAGCCGGTTCTTTCTCGCGGCACATCACTGTTCTTCCTTACGCCTGAAGGCAACCTCACACGCCGCGACCCTCGCCAACAGGATCTGGCGCTACGCCCGGTCGCCGAAGATGAAGCAATGGAAAGGCTGCGACACGTCTCGCAGTAACGAAATCTCACCCCAAAAACTGGAGCACATCCAATGCAAGAAGCCCTTAACCAATTGGTCCACCTGGCGCAACAGGTAGGTAAACCCATCGATCACCCCGGCCTGTCTGCCCCGGTCGCACTGATCCCGACTGGCGTCGCCATTAAGGACTTGGAGCATCTGCTGCCCGCCCCAACCCGCATCCGCCAAGCCATTCGCATCTTGGATGCAGCCACGTTCATCGCCTACGTAAACCGCTTCACCAGTCCAGCCGCATCGGTGTTCTGCGACGGGCCAGAAGGCCGCACCTTCACTGCCGTGCTCGATTACCACCAGCCGGAAAGCCCATCGTGGGGAAACCATGTTGCGACGTACTGCTGCCCGATCACCATCGAATGGGGCCGCTGGAAAAGTGCCGACCGTAAGCGAATGGACCAGGCGGCCTTTGCTGAGTTTTTCGAGGAAAACGTAAAAGACATCACCGTTCCGGACAGTGTACCAACGGCACCGAACGCTGCTGATATGTTGGAAATCAGCCGCACCCTGGAAGCAAAGAAGAACATCAGCTTCCGACAAGGTACCCGCCTCGACAACGGCCAGGTGCAGCTCACCTACAACGAGCAGATCGACGACCGCGCCGGCGAATCAGGGCAACTGAATATCCCTGAACAGTTCTATATCGCCGTTAAGCCCTTCCTCGGCGGCGACGCCTTTTGCGTACCCGCTCGCTTCCGCTATCGCATCCAGGAAGGCCGCCTGGTGATGTGGTTCGAACTGGTACGTCCGGACAAGGTTCTCGAAGAGGCCTACACCACCGTCCGCACCAAGATTCAAGAAGCGATCGGCGAAGTACCTCTGTACGAAGCAACTATCTAAGTAAACCAACGCCCGCCGCCGTCCTCTCACCACCGATCCGGCGGCGGGCTCTCCTGAGGACACAGCACATGCAAACACAACACTTTGTAATTCTGATTGGCATCATCCTGGGTGGCACCCTGCTTATCCACTTCATCACCAAAGCGATCAAGCGTGAGTTGCGCAAGGCATACGCGATCGGAAAATCTGCCGGCGTCGCAGATAGCAGCGTCCGCATGAACGCGCTGAATGCAGACTTGGCCACGCTGGCATCTCGCCGCACACGTGAGCGAAAGGGATTTCTGGAGACCATCGAATTCAAAAACCACTTTATCCAAGACCTCCAGAGGCAACTGGATGCTTCCGCAGCTAGCACGCTGAACAAAGCTGACCTTCAGGTGTTGGTGGATACCGCCGCCACGCTCAGCCTGGCCCATAAAACTTGGTTACCCGTGAAAGGTACAGAACCTTGGCGTGCCAGAGCAGCAACCCAGATGGAACAGTTGAACGGCATCGCGCATCGCATCCTTGGCGCTATCCGTGCAGACAGCCCAGCAGCATTGGCAGCTATACCCGCTGTCATACCAGGTGAAGCAGCATGAGTACGCCAACGATCTGCATTTATCACGGCAATTGCGCCGATGGCTTCGGCGCCGCCTGGGTTGTACGCAAAGCCCTGGGCGCCGATATCGAGTTTCACGCCGCCACTTACGGCCAGCCGGTGCCGGACGTTACGGGCAAGAACGTCGTCATCGTGGATTTCTCGTTTCCCTTTGCCACGCTGGTAGCGATGGCTGAGACCGCTGCGTCTGTCCTGATTCTGGATCACCACAAGACGGCGCAGGCGGGTCTGCAGGCGCTGCCCTACGCCGGCGCGAACTTCGATCAGTTCAACGATTGCTGCAAGCCAGTTCTCAACGGCACCAAAATTGGCGCTTTGTTCGACATGAACCGATCCGGCGCCGGAATCACCTGGGACTTCTTCTTTCCAGACGCGCCCCGCCCCGCACTGATCAACTACATCGAGGACCGTGACTTGTGGCTGTTTAAGCTGGAAGGCACTCGCGAGATACAGGCCAGCGTCTTCAGCTACCCGTATGACTTCGAGGTTTGGGATGGGCTGTTCGCCGCCGACGTCAGCGCCTTGCGCTCGGATGGCCGTGCAATCGAGCGCAAGCACCACAAGGACGTCGCGGAATTGGTTGGGGTGACCAAGCGCCGGATGATAATCGGTGGCCATGACGTGCCAGTGGCAAACCTGCCGTACACGCTGACCAGCGATGCCGGGGCCCTGATGTCCGCCGGCGAGCCCTTCGCCGCCTGCTACTGGGACACGCCGGAAGGCCGATCCTTCAGCCTGCGTAGCTCTGATGCTGGCGAGGATGTCTCGGCAATCGCTCAGCAGTATGGCGGTGGCGGACACCGCAATGCCGCTGGCTTTCGAGTTGCTTTCGATCACGCCCTTGCCAATTCTGATCAGCATGTCGTCCAGCTGCTGGCTGAGAATGAACGGCTGAAAGGTTTACAACCGGAATTTCCGCCCCGACCACCTGAAGGCTCCGGCCTGCCTCGTTACGGCTTGCGGTGGAATGGTCCGCAGCAACCATTAGCTGTCCCGATGGAAGATGGATATTGGACTCCGTGGCACTTGGCTGACCAACTCAAGGCCTGCATCGCTGCACTCGACGCCGCGCAGGTGAATCAATGACCACAATCAAAAAGCCTCCGTTCGACTTCAAAACTCAATACGGACTCGGCTTCAGTACTCAGGACGATGAGATCGTTGTCGACTTCTTCTGCGGTGGCGGCGGTGCCGGTACTGGTCTGGAGATGGGCCTTGGCCGTGCGGTGAATGTTGCGAAAAATCACAACCCCGCAGCGATCAGCATGCACACCGCCAATCACCCGCATACCAGGCATTACACCACCGACGTGTTCGAGGGCGACCCTGACACCGAGTGCGAAGGCAAGGCGGTCGGATGGTTCCACATGTCGCCAGACTGCACGCATCACAGCCAGGCAGCTGGTGGCCAGCCGCGTAAGCGCGAGATTCGAAACCTGTCTTGGATCGGCCTGAAATGGGGTGGCAAGAAGAAGCCGCGCGTGATCAGCCTGGAGAATGTGAAGCAAATCCTTCAGTGGGGACCGTTGATCGCCAAGCGATGCAAGCTGACCGGGCGCGTCGTAAAGCTGGGTGGAGACATTGCGGAACCGGGCGAGGTCGTTCCGCTCGAGCAGCAATTCCTGGTACCCGATCCGAAACGCAAAGGCCAGACCTGGGCGCGATTCGTCGCCGAACTGCAGGGTATGGGCTACGTCGTCGAATGGCGCGTGATCAAGGCCTGTGACTTCGGTGCACCGACTAGTCGTGAACGCCTGTTCATGATAGCGCGGTGCGATGGTCAGCCAGTCGTATGGCCAGAGCCAACCCATGCGAAGAAACCAGCAAAGGGTCAGCTTCCGTGGCGCACCGCCGCCGAGTGCATCGATTTCAGCGACCTGGGCAAAAGCATTTTCGGACGAAAGAAGGACCCGGCACCCGCCACGCTTCGGCGCGTAGCGAAGGGCATGAAGAAGTTCGTCATCGACAACCCGAAACCTTTCATCGTGCCAATCGCGAACTGGTCGACCGAGACAGTGCAGTCGATGGATGAGCCGTTACGGACTATTACCTCCTACCCTAAAGGCGGCGCATTCTCGGTGGTCAGCCCCATCATTGCGCCAGCAACCCACCAGGGCAGCGACCGGATCAACGATCCACTTGAGCCATTGCCAACGGTTACATGCGCCAACCGCGGCGAGTTCACACTGATCAGCCCTACCCTGATCCAAACCGGTTACGGCGAGCGAGACGGACAACAACCGAGAATTCCGGGGCTTAACCAACCGCTTGGCACCGTTGTCGCTGGCGGCGTTAAACACGCCCTGGTCAGCACCTTCATGGCGCAGATGAATGGCGGATTCAACACCACCGACGCTAAGGGCATCGACGAGCCAATGACGACCGTGACGAACACCGGCAGCCAACAGCAGCTGGTCGCCGCCAACCTGGTGCACTTTCGCGGTAACTGCGATGCCCGTGCCCTGACTGAGCCTCTGCACACCGTTAGCGCTGGCGGAACTCACCACGGCCTGGCCAGTGCATTTCTCGAGCGCCAGTTCGGCGCCAGCATCGGCCAGGGCATCGACGGACCCGCGCCAACTATTACGGCAGGCGGCGGTGGGAAGAGTTCGCTGGTTTCATTTCAGCTTTCATCCGAACACGAAGAAGGTGCCCTGCGGGTCGCGGCATTCCTGATCAGCTACTACGGCACCGAGAACATGAGCGGACTCAACAAGCCGGCGCCAACCATAACCACGAAGGATCGGCTGGCCTTGATCACAGTGATGATTAAGGGTGCGCCTTACGTGATCGTCGACATCTGCCTTCGAATGTTGCAACCGGCAGAACTATACCGGGCACAGGGCTTTCCCGCCGACTACATCATCGACAAGGGTACGGACGGCAAGCCATTCACCAAGACCCAGAAGGTCCACATGTGCGGCAACAGCGTAAGCCCTCCACCGATGGCTGCATTGGCCCGGGCGAACGATCCGTGGCGACAGACCGAACAGATTAAGGAGGCGGCATGAGCCTACCACGCTGGGTAATGATCAAACGGGCAGCCGAACTTACCGGGTATAGCGAAGACGCCATTCGCCACAAAGTTAAAGACGGGACTTGGCCTCAAGGCCGGGTATGGCGAAAAGCTCCAGACGGACGCATCGCAATAAATATGACGGAGTACGACCGATGGGCCGAGAGCGCGCCACAAGTAGCAGCCTAGAAGCCGAACTGGTCAAGCATAAAGGGATTGAGTTACACGGCGGTAACATTCGCGTCGTGTTCATGTGGCGGCGAGTCCGCTGCCGCGAATCCCTTGGCCTCCCGGTAACAAAAGCCAACATCAAACATGCCGCCCTACTCAGGGCGGCAATCATTCATGAGATCAAAACAGGACATTTCGATTACAACCGTCACTTTCCCAACTCGAAAAACGCGACCAACTACAGCACCGTAAAGGATGAACGCTTAGCCGCACTGCTGGCCCGGTACAAACCGCTGAAAGCTGTCGACATCACGCCGATGACCGAGGAGAAATACGGTTACGCACTGGATATCTGCACGGAACTATTGGGGCCAGACCGATTGGCAGGCATCCTCTTGCCCGAAGATATCCAACTGCTCAGAACTCAATTGATCGCCACCAGAGCGCCTTCGACCGCGAACCATTATCTAGCAACGTTCGCCGGCTTCCTGGCCTGGTGCGAGAACAACGGCTACTGCCGCAAAGGCCTGTCCACCGCTTGCATACGATTCGCGATGATCGGACGTGAACCGGATCCGCTGACAAAGACCGAGTTCGAACAGCTGCTCACCAAAGGATGCCTCCACCCGCAGGACTCAGCAGCGATCACCCTCGCCGTGTACACAGGCCTTCGCCCGGGTGAGATGTGCGCGCTAGCTGTAGAAGACATCGACCTGGTCGCTGGACAGATCAATATCATCCGGGCGATCACAGCGGATGGCACATTCAAAGTCCCGAAGACTGGAAAGCCTCGGGCGGTACTTCTGATGCCACCAGCTGTCGAGGCCTGCAAAATTCTGATGGGGTTGGTGGCCGACCACGCACCGCGCGCGATTGAGGTATACATGAACCGCCACGAAAGCCGCGTCGAAACAGTTACCCCTCTACTGTCCCCGACAACGCAAGCCAGAAAGAAAATCATCAACCACTGGTTTGTTCCCACGTCATGGAACACAAAGTGGGCAGCCATTCAAAAGCGTTCGGGCATTCGCTCGCGCCGGCCCTACCAGACTAGGCACACCTACGCTTGCTGGTGCCTAACGGCGCGAGGCAACCTAGCATTCATCGCCAAGCAGATGGGCCACAAGGACTTCACGATGTTGGTGGAGGTCTATGCAAAATGGATGGATGATGAGTCGCCAGCAGAACTTGAAAGGATTTGGGCTGGATTGTCCGCAAAAACAGATGAGGACAGACGTAAAAAAGCCCCTTGACGGGGCTTTTTTTCTCAGTGCGAGGCGATCATTTGCGGCTTTCTAATGCCTAGACGCGCGCAAGCCTCTTGCAAACGCTGGTCGGCCTGCTCGAACCGGCGTACACGTTCCATGGTGAAATCCTCACCCTGGCCGGATAGGTGTTTACGGGACTCTTCAAGCTTAGCTCTGAGCTCACCAGCTACTAGACACTTCATTCTTCGACTCCTTTCATGGAGATAACGTAGTCGTTGTTACCAAGATATGCCTCACGAGCGAAGTGTAGATGGTGCTTATACGTAGCGCCATTATGCTTCATCGTAGCGGCATGGATCAGTCCGAATCCTTGCATTTCAAGGATACGTTCAAACAGTTCGTCAAAAATTGCAACCATTTCCTCCTTTTCTTGACGCACCGCCTCGTCTTCGAAATGTTCCATGAAACAATGATATCTGTCGTCATGGTCATGGGGCCAACGAGGCCGATGGTAAAGAAGTACAGCAGGTTTGATAGGGTCGACAGACACTACACGCCCCACACCATCAACACCGACTCTCGGTGTGATGAAAAACTCAAACCAAAGGGTTGCAGCTGCACTCATGGCATAACGGCCAATCGCGATCTCGACGTTCGCCTCAGTCCGATACAACCCCTTGACAAGCTGGATCAGCCAATAGACGTCACCCCCACCGTTGGCGCGGATGTAGATCATCAGTTTTTCACCAGGTGCAGCCCGATCAAGATCTTGAATGATCGGTTCGACTGTTTCAGCACTCACTGCGCCATGGAGTTTGATGACGCGTCTATCAGGTGTGACAGCAGCATTGATCTCAGGTTCAGAGCCATCAACCAGTTGAACGGTGCCGATATCAGGCTCCGCGTTAGTTGACACGCTAGCTGTCACTTCCATGAATACCTCACCAGCCTTCGAAATTTCGGTTGTGAATACTATAGGAGCAGTGCGCCACTACGATAGCCTTGAGGTGGAATTTATTAAATATTGTTGCACAACCGACCCGGCCAGCAGCCTCCGGCGATATGTGTTTGCAAATGAACGCGTGATAGTCTTGCCGCTATCGGACACATCAAAGAGAGGCGCACACACCGGCACCGCGGCACTCATGTCCAACTAACGATCCGCGCGGCGATTTGCCCCGGTTTTGCCCCTAACTTTGACACTCACGCCCCTAACCAATTGATGAATAAAGCTATTTCAGATTTAACCTCCCACACCCCGATTGTGTTGGGGTATTAACGCCAAAAAGCCCTACAGCCCCAAATAACAAGGGCTGTAGGGCTAATTTGACAACTCATAAAAAACGTTCAAAAGGCATTAAAGGGCATTGATTGGCGTACCGTTTGCCCCATTTTTGCCCCATTGAGATAACTCCCCTGTTCCAATACCCGTCATCAGGTTGACGACATTATCTCTTCTAGAACAACCCTCCCAATGCCGCTGGCTCCCAGTTCATGATCACCAGTTCCCCACTGACCTCGGCTTTGCCTTGGCGCTGGTTTGTAGTGGTGTATCGGATGTCTACCGTCTCGAAATGAAAGCCGTCGAATACTCTCCGGATATCCGGGTGATCATTGATGCTGACCATGACCCTGCCTTTGCACCGACGCATGAAATCCGCCATCCGTTCGTAATTCTCGAAGGGAAAGTCGACGCCATAGCCGGCTGTCTGCCAGTAAGGCGGGTCCATGTAATGGAAGGTATGGGCGCGGTCATAACGCTCCGCGCAGTCGAGCCATGGCAGGTTCTCAACATACGTGCCGGACAGCCGCTGCCACGCTGCAGATAGGTTTTCCTCAATCCGGAGCAGGTTGATAGCAGGGCCAGTGGTCGCCGTGCCGAACGTCTGCCCGGTGACCTTGCCGGCGAAGGCATGGTGCTGCAGGTAAAAAAATCGGGCTGCGCGTTGGATATCGGTGAGCGTTTCGGGACGGGTCATCTTCTGCCACTCGAACACCTGCCGTGAGCTGAGTGCCCATTTGAACTGGCGCACAAACTCTTCAAGGTGATTCTGGACGACGCGATACAAGGTCACCAGGTCGCCGTTGATGTCGTTGAGGACTTCGACGGGGGCAGCCTGGGGACGCATGAAATAGAGGGCCGCACCTCCCGCGAATACTTCAACGTAGCATTCGTGAGGCGGGAAAAGAGGGATGAGACGATCGGCGAGGCGGCGTTTTCCGCCCATCCATGGAACGATAGGATTGGTCATTTAAAGCAAGCCTTTACTGTATGGATAAACAGGCGCTAGACTCGTCGCGCTTTGTGCACGAAGCGGGAGTCTTGGCTGGACTTGCAGGGAGTGTCTGCGGGTTCGGCGCCCCGCCACCATGTTGAAGCATGGTGACGGGGCGCTCCTTTTAAATCTTCCGAACTAACATGCGTTAAGCCGCCACCGGTTCATGTCCGACCGCGAGCCGCCGCTTCCAGGCGATACGATCAGCATCCCCCATCAGCTCAAAGGCGAGATCCTCGACCTTCATCCCGCCCGCACACTGGTTGTAGCGGTACCAGCCACCAATGCGCAGACCCGAAAACATCAGTTGTGCTCGGCGCAGATCTGCACCGGTGGCCAGCAGCATCTCGTAGAACAACGTGTCGCACGCGGCGCGGGATAGCTTGTTCTGGCAATACGCAAAATCGTGAATAACCCCGCACGCCCGATCCTCTATGCCAGTTAGCAACGGCTTGACCAGCCACGGCGTTGAGGCCAGATCGGTGATGAAGTACTTCGGTGCGGTGTAGATCGTGCCGTCGGCTGCCTGATAGCGGAAGTCGCTCATCAGTACCCAGGCACCTTTGGCGTAGGCTTGGACGATGAGCGGGTCGAGGAATAGGCCCGTCATTGCTCACCCCACGCAGGAAGATCGACCGTCTGGCCGGCCAGAGAATGGTCGCAATCACTCAGAAACTGAATCTGGCCATCGGTTACAAACGTGTGGCAGATCCGGGGCGGATCACCTTCCTCCCACTGAATGGAAGGGTCGATAGCGCTGCCCGTCCTGACCAGCACGGATGGCGTGAACGTCGGGCGGTCCACGCTGCCGTTCCAGCTCCATCGCGGGCCAGGCCCTGCGCCATGAGATATTCCATGCGGATGCTGACAGCCAGGACAAAAGAAGAAAAGCCGGTCGTCCGTTGACTTGGCCAGCACGGGGGATAACCAGGTAAAGGCTGTCATGCGATCACCACCCGAGCACGCACCCAGCCGTACAGGAATGAGCGCTGGGTTTTGTTCGCTTCGGTCAGTTCAAGGTAGCGGTCACCCTGGCTGCTGTTCAGGCCGCGAAGCAGCACGCAGGCACCATCAGCACCGCGAACGCTCAGAAACAAGCGCAGCGCATCTAGGGTCAGCGCCCCCAATCGACCATCAACGAACAGATCCTGATAACCGGAACACGCCACATTGAAGCCGTTGAGCCAGCGTTGTAGGTACTCCGCTGCGCGGGCGGGCCCCATGTTTACGCCGGTATCAATCAGCTCGACGCCGACCGTTTCATTGATTGCCAGCACTTGGTCGAACAGCGGCTCAGTGATGTAGCGCTTACGGTAGATGGATTCGGCTAGGCTCTTGGGCATATCAACCATGGCGCCTGCGTAACCATTGGCACGAGCCACCGCAACGGTAATACCGAATTTGGTTTCGCCGCCCTTGTCGGCCTTGTTGTTCACGTAGCCGCCTTCGGTCTTGATGACCTCAGCAATGATGTTTTCAATAACGCCCATACTTTTCTCCATGCGAAAAAAAACCCGCGATGGGCGGGCTCTTTACTAATCCAGATTATTCGGAGGGCTTAAACCGGCCATTCCTCGGCGAGTAATTCGGCGCTGTAATTGCCGACTCGCACGGTGGCCAGCGATGCGTCTTCGCGCTTAAAACACCCGCTGACATGCCGGTACACTGCGCCGGCGATGGCGGCCACCTCGGCATTTGAGGTCGGCCGAAACCCCACCAGCCCGGTCGCCAGGTCGAGGCACTTCCAGCCCGCCCCGTCCTCGCGCAACCCGCGCTCGACGGCCCGCAGCTCTTGGTCCACCTTGTTTTGCGATTCGCGATCCGTGGCAATGCCAAAGCCTAACCAAACCGTTCCCGCGACCTCGGCGGTATAGCGGCGCGCCGCGATCAATGCGGGCCAGTCCACCACTGGAGTGGGCACCTCAGGCGCGCTGTCCAGCACTTGCCAGCCCTCACCGTCCCAATGTGCCACTTGCGTTCCGGTCAAGGCTGGCACCGGCTTGGCCGTCGAGCGAATCGGCAGGTCGCCCGACTCGTCGACCCGCACCGAGGCGCAAAATAAGAAACGCTCATCCCAACTATAAAAAGTCACCATGGGTTATGCCCTTTAAGAAATTACGATGGATTGAGACGCCATGACACCGGACAGATAACCCGCCAACCATTGCCCGATGTCGCCACCGCCAACGCAATACACCGCACCACTCACTTGCGAAGCGGTGGGCACCAGCGCCCAGGTCACGCCATAGTCCAGGCTCACGCGCATGGCACTCGAGGTCCCGACGATCACAGCCACCCCTTGGCTGTTGAGTTTCATATCAGCGGCCGTGCCGACAAAGCCACTAGCCACTGCTGACCAGGTCGCGCCCCGGTCGGTTGAGCGTCGGGTTGCACCTGACGTGGTGGCGGTGATCAAACACACGCCATTGGCATGCATCGACACACTGACCGCCGTAGCCGTCGCGCCGGAAACCACCGTCGCCCAGGTCAAACCGTTGTCGGTCGAGCGATAGACCTGGGCGGCGACATAGGTCAGCCAAACGCCAGTTCCATCGGTTGCAATAAACCCGTAAGCAGTGCCCGTCGCAGCCGTCCACGTTGCCCCACCGTCCAATGAGCGCCGAGGGATACCGGATGTCGAGCCACTGACCATGAACACCCCATTGGCGTAGGCCACATAGTTGATGCCAGTGATGCCTGTCGTCACCGCTGTCCAGGTCAGTCCGTTGTCGGTACTGCGTGACATCGAGCCAGTGTTACCCACCAGCCAGGTACCATTGCCATCGGTGGCGATCACGTTGTTGCTGCTGTTGGCGACAGTGTTGGTCGTGGCGATGGCCGTCCACGACGCGCCGTAATCCGCCGAGCGAATAATCCCCCCTGCTGTGCCGCCTGTTTGCGTGGCGATAATCACGCCGTCGCGAGCGGCACAGATCGCCCTGACTGGCAACGTCGGGGCAGAATCTTTAAGCCACGACGCGGCGGTAAGGCGATAGGCGTTACCGGCCTTGATCCAGGGCTTGAGGTTGGTGTTGATGTTCATCGCCGCCGAGACGTCCGGCAGTTTGAACTGCGACCCAGTGTCATAGCTGTAATACGGGTCGGCTCTCAGCGTGGCTTGCGACGCCGTCACCGTGGTCGGAATGCAATAGATCGCGTTATTTTTGCCGATGGCCAGCCGGGAAGCATTGGCCAGTACGCCCGTGGCCTTGGCCGCAAAAAGCGGGGTGTCATCACCGGCGGCCACCGTGTACAGGTTCGGCGAACCATCGGTGGCCAGGATGAAAAAGCCCTGGCTGTAAAGGATATCGGCCACCGTGACGCTGACCGAGGGTGCATACAGGATCCAGGTCAGGCCATTGTCGACACTGCGCCAGGTGTTAGTGCTGGCCGCCGCGCCGGAAATCAGCCAGGTGCCCCGGCCATCCGTGGCGACGGCATAGGGAATGTTGGCCCCGCCGCCACCAACCGACGTCCAGGTGGCGCCGCTGTCGTTAGAGCGTAGCCAGAACAAGCCGGCCAGCACCACCCAGACGCCCTGGCCATCACAAGCGATGTCTCGGTGAATCGCGCTGGCGGAACTGGTCACCAGTGCCCAGGTCAAGCCGTTGTCCAGCGAACGACCGACCGAGGTAGCAGCACTGGCAAACGTCATAATCCAGACGCCGTTGCCATCGGTTACCAGGCCACCCCAGCCGCCGGTTTGCGGGAGGTTGTTGAGCACGTAGGCCCAGGTCAAGCCATCGTCACTCGAGCGATAGGTATTGCCGTTGTTCACTAGGTTATTGGTCAGCGCAACCCACACGCCCGCGCCATCATTGGCGATCGCAGTAAACACATACGTGGTGATCGTCGAGACCAGCACCCATGTCGCACCGTTATCAGTCGAGCGATACAGCGTAGAGCCAACGCCCCGGACGAGGGTGCCCGCCGCTGAAGCGGATATGGTCGCCGCACCTGCGACCGCTGGGCCGGGCGTGCTGGTCCAGGCATGTCCAGCAATCCCGCCCTGAATACCCAGCGCGCCGAACAACGTAGGGTAAGCCGATTGCGAGCGCACGCCGCCCGTGGCCGGGAGATACAACGGGCCAGGGTTGCGCGTGCAAAACAGGATATCGCCGGTTTGCCCAGGCTCGGCAAAGATAATGCTTTGCCCGTCCTTGGCCAGTTGCAAATTCTGGAAAGGCAGACCACCCGTTAACGTCGCGCTTGCCCCCGCCGAAGTCGCCGCCGCTGCCGCGTAAATCTGTGCATTGCTGGCCGAGATACCTGCCGCTGTAGCCGCTGCAACCGCTACCGCACCGGCCGTGACTGCCGCCGCTATGCCCGGCGCAGACGCGGTCATGTAGTCGCCAAACTGGTTCAGCGCTACGGTCCACGGCCCAATAGATGCCGCCCAGGCATCAGCGGTCGCAGAGTACGTTGCCGAGGCCTGAGACCGTTGTGGCGCGTCCGGCAGTATGGGAATGATTGGTGCGTCCATTAAATCAAGGCTCCTACGTCGAGGGCACATTCAGAAATTGATGGATTGCTGAGCACAATCTGCAATTCCCGGTAACGCCCGAAAATGATGGTTTCTTCACGGTTTTCATCACCGATGTACACGGCCGGTTTCGCCCGCAGACTGGTCAGGAACCGTTTGGCGAACGACACGTTTTCCGTATCGATGCGCACGTCGTACTGCACCCGATCGCGAAAGCCGCGCTCGATCACGGTTTCGTTACCGAAGTCATCGACTTCCTTGCGAGAAAAGTCCGTCACCCCAATCCCGGTACCGAACACCGATTCGCCGATGTCCGTCACCACCCCCAGCACGGCCATCGAGCAGCGCGCCATCCCCCCAGCGTCGGCCTGGATCAAGATTCGAATCGAGGCCGTGCCGTAGGCCGGAAGGTCCAGCGCAGTCACCGCTTCCTTATGGTCTGCGGGCTTGAACAGCCACTCCCACATGCCGCTGGCTGACGGATCAATCAGGTTAAACACCCGCTGATATACGATGCCCTCGACCGGATCCGTCATGGTCACCGTTACTCGGTAACCCGTCAGACCAAACAGCGCGATCGCATTCACCACCGCACCCGGGTTGATGGTGAGGTCAATGCTCGTCGGGTTAGTTGTGGCGGTGCCAATCAGAAACACCTGGCGTTGTACCGTGGTTGCTCCAACCTGCTGGGCCGCCCCCTTGTCGAACATCTTCCAGCGATTGTCCGCACCGGTATCGAGCCACTTGGCGGGGGTTGTATCTGCCAGCGGATCCGCTGTGTTTGCATCCGCCAGAGACTCGAAGACGTGGTAATCACGAATGACCCGCGCGCCGAGGGCATACGACCCAGCGACCCACGCCGGAGCGTCGGTCTCCGGCACATTGGACGTCAGCATGACCGGCGTTATGGGTAACGGTTGAATAACCCTCATGCGCTCACCATGGTCGGTATGCCTTCTTCACGGATGTCGTCGAGTCGAGCAGCCGCCCGCCCGGTGTTTTTGGTGGTTTGATACATCAGCTCCCGTTGCGACTCGACCGCCGAACGCAAGGCACGCACCTCAGCGACCAGCGCCGTGTTGCCGCCCGCACCCAACATCGCGGCCGTCTGGTTCGCGTTATAGATCCGGCTCGGCCCTGTGACTTCCAATTCAGGACCGTTCTCGCCGACCAGGCGCAACCCGCCACCAAAATCGCCACCACTGGCATAGCCTGGAATATGCAGGTAGCCGCCCGCGTTGGCTTTTGCAGCATTGGTTTCGTTGACATTGGTCAGTGCGGCCTGTGCGATCGCCTTGGCAATGTTGTCGTAGGACAGCAAGCCGGTTTTCAGTTCGTTGACCCAGTACGCCAAACCATCGGCATCCGATTCCCGTCCAAGCACAGCCCGGTAAATCGACTCCACCAGCGTTTCGTTGTTGGTTTGCGTAGCTGTTTTCCCGGAACCGGCCGCCATCGCGGTTAAAGCCGCCACCACGGCCAGGTTCATTGCGTTGACGGCAGCCGTGACACTGAGTACCGAGGTATCCACCCCGTTCAGGGCATCAACTTGCGCTTGAGCAAATGCCAACTGCTTGTCGAACGCCGCTACCTGAGCGTCATAGGCTGCCTTCGCGACATCGATCTGCTCTTTCAGGCCCGCGAGTGATTTTTCCGCGCTGGTCAACTGCTTGCCGTTGAGCTGATTAAGCTCATCAATGACGTTGGCCGTCTGGCCTTGATCGCGGGCAAAGTCCTCCATGGACGAATACAGGTCGGTGTTATTGCTGCTGACCGTATCCAGCGCATCGCTAAGGCCGGTAATGCCTGCCAGCGATCCGCCCGCCTTCACCGTGGCTAGTGCGCTTTGCAGTGTGGCTTTAGCCTGGGCACGCAATATCTTGACGGTATCGTCTGATGATCCGCGCAGAGACTTCAGGGCACCATCCAGCGAGTTACTGACCGAAGTCAGATCGCTGATGCTCTTGGAAGCGGTACTGGCCATGTCGTTGAGCGATGCGGTAGTTGCGTTATAGGCTTCTGTCGCAGCTTTCTGCTGGGCAGTGATCGCGCGCTGTACGGCCGAAAAGCTGTGGGTAACACCGAGGTTCAGTGCATCGTTTACCGCCTGAGCAGCGGCGGCAGAAGCCTCGGTCGCGGCCTTGGCGTTTGCCTCAATGATGTTGAAGGCCGCGTCTGCGTTAGTTGCCAATCCCAACAGCGAATCGAACAGGGACTTTCCTTTCTGGGTCGTGCTGTCGATGGAACCGACCATGGCTGCAAACCCATCACGGGTGGATGGCAGTACTACGCCCAACGCCGCAAATTGCTTATTGACGAACACCAGCGTATCGGCGGCCTTTTGCGTGTCAGACGTGAACAAACCGTAGTAGTTTGACCATGCATCAGTGGCCGCCCGACCTGCCTCGCTAGCGGCATCTGCTGCGGCACTGGCTGCACCCACGGCGGCCTGGGCGCGCTTGTCAATTTCGGTGTAGTAGGCATCGGCGTTGCTGGCCAGCCCCATCATGGTGGCGAACATCGCCTGGCCGGCGCCCGTGGTGACGTCAATGTCTTCCACCATGTCCCGGTATGCAGACCGCGTATCGGGAAGCTCAAGCCCGAAGCCACCGAACGCGTTTTGCAAGCTTTTGCTCAGGTCGGAAAACTGCTCGTCAGCGCTAAAAAACGCTTGGTAGTAGGTGCCCACCGCCGTGTTGAGGGCATCCACCTTGTCCTTGGCTGACGCCGTAGTGACATCCAGATCCGCCAGCGCCCCGACCATATTTAGAATCGAGTCAGCGGCAATCAACCCGGTATTGTCCAGTTTCAGGTTGTTGACGTTGATCAGGTTCAGCGCATCATTGACGCCGTTGAACCGCGTAAATACGCCCTCGATGGCCTTGATCACTTCATCGGCCGTGGTGTCCCAACTGTTGGCAAAGTCGGTGAACTGCGACTTGAAATATTCCGGCAGAGACACCGAACTGACAATCGCCTTCGCGAGGAAGGTCCCCATGATGTCGTCATAGTTGGTGGCCAACGCGGCGGCGGCATCGGCCGCATTGAATTGCTGGTGAAAATCCAGACCCACCCCGGTGCCATTGTCCAGGGTCGCGCCGAACGTGGTGGAGTACTTGCCCGAGGTCTTGCGGACCTGCATCAAGTCATAGGCGTAGACATCAGCACCGTTGCCCAACGATTTGTAAAGCATGCCCAGGGTGGTGGCGAACTGGTTGACCGTTGAGTCCATTTGCGCGTCGGCAGCAGCCCCATATTTGGGCGCATTGGTTTGCCAGCCGGGCACTGGGCCAGTTCCGACATACTTACCGCTGGAGTATGTCCCTTGGGCTGAGGTGCTCATGTCCGCATATTTTTCACCGCTGCCGAACAATTTCCCGGCGCCAAACGCACCGGCCACAGCGCCGACTGCAAACCCGATAGCAGTGCCGATCGGGCCGAAAAACGAGCCGACGTAGGCACCGGCAGCTGCCAGGCCGCCAGTTACCGCCGCACCCTTCAAGCCGTAGGCCTGGAAACTCTGAAAGATCGTATAGACACCCTGGATGTAGCCCAGCACGCTGCCTAATGTAGCCAGACCACTGCTTGCCGCAGACGCTGAAGCACTGGCCGCTGCGTCGTAAGAAACGGCGCCGGCAGACGCGCTGAACTGCGAGGCATACACCGTCGAGCTTTGGCTCAGGGCGGTCGTGATGCTTTCAGAAGTGAGTGCGGCCGTAGACGCTGCAGCCGCTGAGCCGGTGGTGAACGCTCCAGTGATTGCGTCTTTTACGTAATCAGCGCCGTTTGAAAATGCATTTTGAAGGCCGCCCGTTATGCCTTCACCGCTGCTCCAGCCAGAGGAAAGAGCTTTACCGAAATTGCTGCCGATGGTGGATATGACGGTTTTAGCGGTATTCAGATACGACATGATGCCGTTACCGGTAAAGCTTGCGAGGATGCCCCCGCCACTGTCGCTGCCGGTGCTCCCAGCAAGGCCGCCAATACCTAAACTGGAAGCGATCCGCACAATGATCGGCTTGGTAATCGCCATGTGCAGCATCTCGCCCAGGAACTGCTTGAAGCTGTTCTTGAGCGTCTCCATGAAATTGCCAGACTTGTTTAGAACGGACTGCCACATGTTTGCGAAGGCTTCGTCGATGCGATCGATGGCCCCTTCGGTCATCTGCCCCCAGATCGTGGCCTTGTTGCGGTTGGCTTCATATTCGCTGCTCAGCTTGACCAGTGCCGACTCATAGGCCCCCGCGTTTGCAGGATAAAGCGCCATTGCCGCGTTAAGGGCGTTCTGGTCGTCGGTGTAATCTTTCAGCAACTTAGCAGCGGGGTAGAGGCGATCCATGATCCCGGTAGACGTAGAGGCCTCGTGGGCCATCTTTACTGCGGCCTGCTGGGCTTTGGTCGCGGCCTGCAGTTGCTCATATTCTTTACTGCCCACCTCGACATTCTTGCCGGCCAGGGCAATCGTCAGCGCCTTTTGCGCGTTGTACGCCGCGAGCGCATCAGCCCCCATCAGCGTGGCTTTGGCTTGAGCAATGAGGTCGTCGGTTTCTTTGCCCAGGTCATACGCAGATTTAGCGACTGCCAGTTTGTCCTGGGCATTCTGTTGACTGGCGATAGCCGCTGTGACCTTGTCGCGGGCACCGGCCCCCGTTTTTAACAATGCCTCTTCAACCTTCTGCTGCAAGGTGAATTCGCGGCTTTTGTCCGTGCCCGCCAGATAAGCCGCCGCCAGGCCCGTCGCCGAGGTGATGGCAATGTCGGCCTGCGCCTTAAGGTCGGTGAGTGCTTTGGTGCGCGCCTCTTCTTCGGTGGCGGCCTTTTTGGTCGCGCTGCCACTGTCCTGGGTGGCCTTGGTCGCCGCATCGTCCGATTTTTTCTGCGCGTCTTTCGCCGCCGCTAACGAATGGATGGTGACGATCTGCGCGTCGGTGAGGTCCTTGTTCGCCAAGATGAAGCGATCGGCTTGCTCAGTGAACGTTTTGTCCTGGGCGGCCTGTAGCGCCTTGGTCTGCTCGTCGATGTACTTTTGACCGGCGGCCGAGGCCGTGCTCTTGGCGGCACTGTTCTGGTTTTGCGAGGCGGTATTT